GTTACATTAAAGTACGAACCAATTTTTATCTTCCATAAGAAATGAAAGATAAAGAAATAAAAGTCGGAGATTGGGTTATCGTTACAAAAGTAGGTCTTACTGAGCGGTATATGGTAGAAAGTATAGAGGATGATTTTTATATAGTTGTTCAAAAAGAAGGAACATATGTACATAGGCTAAAGTTAGATAAAAGCAAAGTGAGGAAGCTATGAAAACAACACCTGATAAAAAATACGAGGAATTATCATGAAAGAATTAACACCTGAACAAATAGAAAATAATTGGCACGAATTAATCGATTTAATCAATACCACCTTTGAAGGTGAAAGATTAGATAAGTTAATTAAAATGTATGACTACTTTGAAGAACGAATGTGTATGGCACCAGCAAGTGGTAAGGAACACTTCCACAATGCTCATGCCGGTGGTTACGTGGAACACGTTTTACATATCACCGATTTAGCACATCAGATATATGAACTTTGGGATAGAAATGGAGCTATAGTTGATAACTTTACCAAAGAGGAATTGATATTCTCTGCTCTACATCATGACTTGGGTAAGGTTGGTGATTTAGCCGAGGATTACTACACACCAAATGATTCGGATTGGCATAGAAAGAATCAAGGTCTGATATACAAACATAATGGTAATCTACAATTCATGACCGTTACGGATAGAGCTTGTTGGATACTACAACACTTTGGAGTCGTCATGACAGAAAATGAATATCTTGGTTTAAGATTGACAGATGGTATGTACGAAGAAGCTAATAAAAGTTATTATGTTGCTTATCAAAAAGAAAGACAACTTAAATCTAATATTGCCTACATATTACATCAGGCTGATATGATGGCCAGTAAGATTGAAAATGACTTTTGGAAACGTGGTGATTATGCTATCAAAGAAGTAAAGAAAGAAGAAGTCAAAGTTAAAACAGAACAATCAAATGCTGCGAATCAGGCATTTAAAGAACTATTTGGAGAGTAAAATGAAAATAAAATTTAATAATGAAACAATAAATTTAGTTAATGGTGGTGTAGAACAACCAAAGCTTGATTATATCACATTTGGAGAGATACGGCCATTTTACTTGAATAGAGAAGAAGTTGAATCTAGTACCAAAAAGATTAAAGATTCTATGAACAATAATGGTCGATTTAGAACATTTGAGGTATTTGGAAAAAGTAAAGATGGTTATTATGATTGTGTTGATACTCACCACTTATATTATGCGTCTCAGGAACTTTATGAATCAGATGATAAAGTTGGTGTAGCTATAGTATGGTGGGTGAATCCAAACGATGTTTGGGCGAAAAGAAAATATGTACAGATGAGAAATTCAAACCAAGTTACTTGGAAACTATGGGATCATGTATTAGAAAGACACAAAGCCTTAGGCGGTGATTATACATTTTTACATGATGAGGTGGTAAAATATAAGAAAGTAATGTCAATTGGCTCTGTAGTTGCTGCATATACAGGTTATACTAGAAATAATCAAGATTGTGATTTAAAACGAGATAAATTAACAATAAGTTCACAGATGAAAATTTATGGTGATTTGATGCTTGAAAGGGTAAAGGTATCAATTCAAAAAATAAATAAGGGTGCACTTGGTGGTGGTAGATTAAGGTATTTGTTACCACAATTTTTAAGAACTGCTTTAAAAACTAATAATCAACAAAAGTTTGTCAAATTTTTTGATAGAGCTTGGGAAGATGTTGTGTTATTGGCAGATAATGGTGTTCTAGAAGACAATAATGCTCATTTAAATGGTAAGTACAAGGAATTAGTGAAAAAATATTTATAAATGTACCTACCTTACTTTAACAAGTTCCTATATCAAGAACCATATCTTCACATCAACGAAAAAGAATGGTCATACATCAAAGAGACATTCGAGCTTTCAAAGATTTATTTGGTGAATAAAGATGAAATTTAATTTAGATGAATATGTACGAGGTGATGCTTTCGATTACCTTTCTGATATATCAGATAATTCTGTAGATTTGGTATTTACATCGTGTCCAGATTTATCTCAGACAGACTTTGATAAATCTAGGGATGGAATAAATTCTTATCAAGACTTTCAAAAAAGAGCCGTTGAACATTTTTCTCGTGTTGTTAAACCTAAAGGATTTGTGGTAATATGTCAAACTGATAGAAGGGTAAATGGCTCTGTATTATCAAATCATATGTGGTATGCGAATTGTTTAGAAGAATGTGATATGGTTCTTAAAGACTACAAGATAGTTGTTCGTAATCAAGTAGGTAAAAAAGATATGTATTATTTTACATTTCAACATATGTTAATTTATACCTATGAAGGAACTATAAAACGAGGTGGTGATTGGTTAAGGGATATATATGTAGATAAACAAGAAAAAATAGGTAATCAATCAGTTTGGTCACAAGATTTTTGTAAATTTGTTATTGATAATTTGACTAAAGAAAATGATGTTGTTATAGATCCATTTGCTGGGGTAGGACCAGTTCTTATAGCCGCCAGAACATTAAACAGAAGATGGTGGGGAGCTGAAATAGCTGATGAGTTTTTCAATGAGGATTTACAGACAACTGATACTACTAAATCATTTTGGCCGTAGGATATAATATGGAAATTAATAACCTTACTCCCGTTGAAGAACATGGTGGTTTGTTATATAAGAGAGATGATTTATTTTTACCTTTTGGTGAATACGGTACAAGTGGTGGGAAAGTAAGACAGGCTATTTCTTTAATTGGTGAAAACATAGATAATATCAAAGACAATTACAAAGGAACGATAGTTACTCACACTCAAGTTCATTCAACTACTGGTACTATTCTTACGAGAGTTGCTAAACATTTTGGTATAAAATGTATTATTTGTGTAGGTGGTACAAATCCAAAGAGTTTGAAAAATCATCATATGATGATGTTAGCCGAACATTGGGGTGGTGAAATCAGAAATATGTGTGGTCATGGTATGCACGGTCCAGTTATGAATAGACTACGAAAATTGGCAGAAGAAGAAAATTATTTCAATGCTGTTTTTAGTGATAATATAAGTTTTTATCCAGAGAGTGTTTTGGATACTACTGCAAATCAAGTTAAAAATATACCTGATAAATTAGAAAACATGGTAATTTCAGTAGGAAGTGGAATTCAAATGGCTGGTATCTTACGAGGTATTGTAAAGTATAAAAAACAAATAAAGAATATTTATGGAGTTTGTATAGGTCCAGATAGACGAAAAAAAATTGATTATTATGCAAATCCACTTGAATATTTTCCACTACCAAATTATGAAATGATTACATTAGATACTCAATATGGAAAAGGTGCAACTGAATTTTTTAATGGTGGTCAGATGGACGAACTCTATGAGGCAAAAGCTTATAGATGGATGAAGGATAATATTAATTTAGACGAAAAAACTTTATTTTGGATAGTAGGAAGAAGATTAACAAAACAAGAAGTGAAAGATAATATTATATGTACTTAGATTATTTCGACAAGTTTAAGAACCAAGAACCATATCTTCACATCGATGAAAAAGAATGGTCATATATCAAAGAGACATTCGAGAAAGATGATGTAAGAGAAAGTTTGGCAAAAGTTGCCATGACCTATCCAATGCCTACAATGGAAATATCAGAAAATGATTGTAGGAAAGACTTTAACAAGTTAAAAGGAACTTGGGTTCATGATATATTAAAAGAAGGAGATTGGTTTGGTCGGTCTGAAGATGGTTATGAATGGCCTTTATACTATAAAGGTTCACAATGGTATTTCGCTAGAAATAATATCGGTAATAAATCATCTAACTATTTTCAACAAGAGAACAGGTGGTCAGTAGAATCAAGTGGTTATCCAGGTCCAGAAAGAACATGGAAAACACTTGATTTTATGATAAGTCTTATGGGTGCTGCTTATTCATTGAAATTAACCAAAATAGATAGGTCTATATTGAGAACTATGATTGGACTTCGTAAATACATTTGTAGTCAATTCAAACCAAATGTGGCAAAAGCTATGTATGATTACTACAATGTAAAGAATGTGTTGGATTTTTCGATGGGATGGGGTGATAGGTTGGCTGGATTTTATGCCAGTATGAATACAGAACTATATGTTGGTGTGGACCCTAGAAAAGAAAATCATCCTCTATACGAAGAACAAGCTAAATATTATGATAAACATCTAACCTTTTTTGAAAATAAAAAGAAAACCAAATTCCATTGTGATGCGGCTGAAGATTTTGACTTTAGTGAATATTATGATACCTTTGATATTATATTCACATCACCACCTTATTTTAATATAGAACGATATGGTAATGATGATAACCAAAGCTGGGTGAGATATGGAAAAGATATTGACGCCTGGAATACTCAGTTTCTACATAAATCAATAGACAATATGTGGCCCACCTTAAAACGTGGTGGTAAGTTATGTGTTAATATATCAGATGTAAATGCTACAAGTAAGGGGAAGGGGTGGCAAAAGATATGTGACCCCATGAATGATTTTATAGATGAATACAGGGATTCGGATTACTTGGGTTGTATCGGTATGGAGATGGCATCAAGACCTAATAGTGGTGGAGCTGGTACTGCTAAGGATAAAAATCAGTTTAAGGATAAAACATTTGAGATGATGGAGAAAAATAAAGACAAAAGGTTTTGTGAACCAATTTGGGTATGGGAAAAGAAATAAATAATTTGTATTTTCTTACGTGAGAAATATAATGTTAAATATATGAATTCATATTTATAGGTATGAATGGACAAGATAGAAAAGATTTGAATGTCATTTTAGAACGAATGGATCAAGCCGATAAGGATAGAGATAAGATTCATCAAGACATCAAGTTCATTAAAGAGAATTTATTCAATCCACACGAAGGGTTATGGGCTGAGACAAAACAAAATTCACAATTCAGAGAAAATACAACTAAATGGCGTGGCGTCATTGGTGTTGGTTTCATAGGTTTAATCATAGACAAAGTTTGGTCAGTATTTAATTAAAGAAAAAGCTTGACTTTATCATTTTTTCTTTGTATATTCATATATGAGAAAAAGGGAAAAAACGATGACTTGTCAAAAATGTAAAAAAATCAAGGCAGTAGTTAATCACAAAGGTGGTCATTATTGTACTTGGTATTGTGCTAAAAAAAGTTGAAAATAATCAAAATAATGCTTGACTCGTATAGGTTTTTATCGTTATATTTAGGTGAAATGGGAAACAAAGGAAAAATAAATGAGTAAATATTCAGATTTTTGGTTTGATAGACAAACTGAAGTCAATGACTTTCTTGCCACTATCGGTAAGGATGAAGATGATTATGTAAAACCAAAACCAAAAAAAGATCATATGGGTTTGGCTGGTCATAAAAGAGCAATAGGTAATTTTGTTCGTATCGTAAGTGGGGAAAATATCCCCGTTAGATTTATGACTCGTGGAGATTCATTCACAGATGGTAAATCAGTTACCATTAGTTCTAACATCAATGAAAAGAACTTTGACCATGTTGTTGGTCTGGCTCTTCATGAAGGTTCTCACATCGCTTATAGTGATTTTGAAGTATTCAAAGAAGTGAGAAATCTAACTAAAATACGTAATTGGGATTTAACTTCCCATCCAGAAAGAATGGAATTTCTTCGTGGGATGATTAATTATATTGAAGATAGAAGAGTTGATACTCTCGTGTTCAAGTCATCACCCGGCTACAAGGGTTATTATCACACTTTGTACTCCAAGTACTTTAACAGCAAAAAAATTGGTAAAGGATTGAAATCAACGATGTATCGTGATGTTGATTTTGAATCTTATATGTTTAGAATTGTTAACTTCACTAATGAAGGTACTGATTTAAATGCTCTACCAAGACTATTGGACATCTATCGTTTGGTAGATATGAAAAACATTTTAAGACTTAAATCTACCGATGATGTTATTGAAGTGGCAAAGTCTATTTGTGATGTTGTTTTCAAACTCGTGGATGAAAATAAAGGTGATGGAAAAGAGAATGGTGAAGGTGAAGAAGATTCTGAAGGTGAAGAAGAAAATGGTAGTTCATCAAATAACGGTGGTAATGGAACTGAAGTAGATAGTGGTGATAAAGAAATGACTCCAGAAGATGGAGAAGCTACTGAAGGTGAAGAAATATCAGATTCCATGAAGAAATCCATTGAAAATCTTTTTAAGAAAGAAAAAGAATTACTTGAAGGTAAGACACCAAAAACTAAGATGACTAAAAAAGACAAGAAGATTGTTGATGCTCTCGGAAATAGTAATTCAGAGTTAGTTGAAGTCGGTGGTACTGAAGGTCTTAGTAAAACTAAAGTAGTGGTTGTTCCTGACTTAACTCAGGCTTTGATTGATTCAAAAGCTTTTCACTTTCTTCATCATTATTCTTATGGTTATCGTTCAAGTGACAAAGAAGAAGCAATTGCTGATGGACTTCGTTTGGGTGCCATCTTGGGTAAAAAACTCAAAGTTCGTGGTGAAGAGAAAGATTTGATTTACACTCGTCAGACAAGTGGTAAAATCAATAAGAGATTGATTGCCGAGTTAGGGTTTGATAATGGTAATGTCTTTAGTCAAGTCTTTACTGAAAGATATAACAAAGCTAACCTACATATTTCGATTGACGCGAGTGGTAGTATGAGTGGTAATAAATTATCTAAATCAATCACTTCAGCCGTTGCGATGGTCAAGGCTGCTGAGATGGCTGGAAACATTCACGTGGTGGTTAGTTTCCGTTGGACTCAAGATGACAAACCAGTAGTTATCATTTGTTATGATTCTCGGAAAGATAAGATAACCAAGATAAAGAAATTATGGAAATACATAAATGCTGGTGGAACGACACCAGAGTCACTATGTTATGAGGCTTTGATGAAAAAATGGTTAGGTGGTGTAAATGGAGATGATAACTATTTCATCAACTATTCAGATGGTGCTCCTTGGTTTTCTAATAATGAGATTTATTATCATGGAGCTTGTGCTGAGAAACATACTAAAAAGATGGTCAAGATGATGAAGAACAATGGAATTAAGATTTCAAGTTATTTCATTAATGAAGGTAACTATGGTTATGGAGATGATAAAAATGTTTTCTCCCGTATGTATGGTAGGGATGCCAGTTTTATCAACCCGACAAACATGATGGAAGTGGCAAAGTCAATGAACTCAAAGTTCTTGGAGAAGTAAAATGAACAATAAACACCAAGATTTAGTAGATTATTGGGAATTAAAAAAGAACGAATCTGAGATGG